ACCCGCATTAGCGGGTTTTTATTTATAACCAGAGCGCGCCCTGAAGTGTTCTGTCAGGATGCGGAGGGGCAGGCTTGACCTTGCCCGGATTCATTATAATTTCTGCCACTGTTTCATGGGACTTGAAGGTGCAACCACAATTGATGTTTTGGCACTGGTTATAGCGCTCCTTCGTTGTCTTAGAAACTTGAAAGCTACTACGCGTATGGGCCGCATTCCCACACAATGGACAATTCATCATAACCCAGCCCCCGAATCTCATTTTGGGTGGATAATACACAAAAAACCCCAATTGGGATACTTCTTATTCCATTTCTAATGAGTCGATTTTGACCTCAAGATCAATGCTTGTTGTATAGCCACTGTCCGCACTGAGGCTGTGCGTAAGCGTCGTAACAATCCATTCGCCCGCATCTATCTGCTGCTTAAAGCCCCTCACCTGTACCGGCATTTCGGTATAGAGATCTGCCCGGCCGCGAGCCAGTTGTATAGAAAACGACGCAACCCCGCGCTGCAGCCGCTCCCAACGCATTTTGGCCGCGCGCTCTGCATTGGCCCGGTTTGCATAGGTACGGCTCAGCACCAGGACGTTTTCATCCGTTCCGATCAAGTAATCGCCCTGTTTGGCTTCTGGCTCTTTTTTCTTTGTCGTCTTTTTCCGCCTGCGCTTTACTTTCGCCACCGGTTTTTTTGTCGGTTCGCGGGTATGCAGCCAGCTGGCAATTACTCCGGTGTAGGCGTCGCGGTCAGCCATGGTAAAGCGGTGGCTGTCGCCATCCTTGCGTTGAATGGTGATCACCGGCAGCGCCTTACCGCTGGCCGTTTTTCCCTGCCCCTGACGTATGAACAGCAGATTGCCGTTTTTGATTGAGGCTATCGCGCCTGACTGTTTCGCCAGTCGCATCAGAAAGCTGGCGTCTGACTCGTTGGTCTGGTCAAGGTGATCTACGGCCATCTTTGCCACGTCATCACCCAGGGCGATCTTCAGCTTGTGGCGGCCTGCAATGTCTTTCACGATGTCGCCCACGGTAGTCTGGTGCCATGATTTTTCACGCTTAGTATTGAGCGTCTGCCTGAAGTCGGCGCTGCGGGCGCGCAGTGTCAGCCGGTCAGGCGTGCCGGAGTGCTCAATCTCATCCACGATAAAGGTGCCTTTCGGAAAAAGCGCCTCACCCTGCCAGCCGAGCGCCAGCGACAGTGAGACGCCCCGGCGAGGCAGCAGCAGCTGGCAGTCTGCGTCGTCCAGCTCGATATCCAGCTGGTCAGCCTCAAACCCCCGGTTATCTGTGAGCGTCAGGCTCATAAGCCGCTTCTCAATGTTCTGCGTGATGTCCGCCCCCTCAAGCGTCAGCCTGAAAGAAGGGGAATTTGCCTGCCCGTTTATCCATTTCGTGGCGCTCATGAAAGCAGCCCCCCCATCATGCTGGTAACTTTACCCGCGGCGTCCGTCGCCGCGCCCTTCATGGCTGAAAGCTGATCGCTCAGACTGCCGAACATTTCGCCCAGCGTTTCGTCGGTGCGCTTCAGGGTGAGCGTGAACTCAATGCGCCGGCAGACGCCACTGCTGAAAAACTCCGCTTTGGTCTGGCTCAGGCTCTCGATCACAAACATGCCGTAAATGGTGCCGCTTCCCTCTATCAGCGGCCACGCGCGCCCCAGCTCTGCTATCTGCTCCAGCGCCAGCAGTGACAGCCTGCCGCCGGTAATCTCCGGCAGCAGAACGCCCGAAAGCGTCAGCGTTTCATTATCCGGCCCCAAAAACTGGAGGGACGAGCGCACGCCTACGCGGCTGTTTGACGGAAACCGCCAGCTGCGCTGGATCTGCAACTCCTGATAAGGGACCGTCTGCAGCATGAAAACGAACATCCCCAGCGTCATCATCATTATTCAATTCCTTCTCTGTCGTGGTAGCTGCTGCGGGCGCGGGCCTTCGCCTGTCGCTCTTTTGCCTCAAGTCTGCGTATAACCTCGTCCGCCACATCCTGCGCGCTCTGCCCTTGCTGCTGCATGATCGTGATAGAGGCATTAACGGTCACGGGCGACATACTGGCCGCCGGTTGCGGTCGTGCAGCTTCCTGCCGGTATGCCTGCGCGGGCTGGCTCATCGGATGTAGTGGTCGCGCAGCCGCTGGCGTTGCGGCCATGCCCATCGCCAGCGCGGCAGAGGCGGCCAGCGCTGCAGTGCGGCGGCGGCTGGTTATGTTGGCCGGGCCGTTCACAATTTCAGGCCCGTTTTCCCCGACGATGCCGAACTGCCCGGACGGAATATGGCCGCCGGTGTCGTACATTCTTGGAAAAGCCGGAAAGCCGCCCGGCGGCAGCGACACTTTCCCGTCTGCCGTTACCTGCGCCGGGCGTGGTCGTGCTGCCTGCGCCGGTGCGCCTGGCTTGTCATTGCCGGGCTTTAGAAAGTCCGGCAGGTAATCAGTCAGCGAGGACAGTTTGCTTTTAAGCGCATCCCATTTCTGACTGATGCCTGCCAGCAGGCCATCAATCATCTGCGAGCCAGCTTCCTGAAAGCGCGCGGGCAGCGCCTTCACGTCGGCCACGATTTCATCCCATTTGGTGCTGATGTTGGTGCGGATCGCCGTCCATACATTGCTGACTTTGGTGCTGATGCCGTCCCACAGAGCGGCAAACTTCGGCCCCAGCGTGTCCCAGTTCTGCCAGATATATAAGGCTCCCATGGCAATCAGCCCGATCACGGCCAGAATGGGGTTCGCCATCATCAGCCGCCCCAGCCACAGCACGCCATTACCGACAAGGCCAATAGCCTTACGCATGAGGCCAAAAGAACTAAACGCCTGAAGGCCCGCCTTATTCATAAGTACGCGCATTATCAGCATGGGCCCAAATACTGCTGCAGCTGCCAGCATCACAGCACCTATAGCCGTCGCAGCGACGGCAAAACCTGCTGCCATCTTGAACAGCGCCGCCGTTATCTGCGGGTGCTGTTTCACAAAGCTGCCGAGCGCGCTGGCGAGATCTCCGAGCCAGTCGGCCAGCTGTTTAAGCGCGGGTGCTACAGTTTCCCCAATGGCAGCTAAAGCATTCGTGAACGAACCGCTGGCTGCGTCCCAGCGGTTAGATAACGTTTTCAGCGAGGCGTCTACGCGCTCGCGCAGGGACGCCTGGTTGTCGAGCTTCGCAGCGGTTTCCCGATAGCCCTCGATCCCCTTGCTGATCATGATGTTCAGCGCCTGCAGGGTTTCAGCGTCATCACCAAACAGCGTATTTAAAACGGACTGGCGCTTGCTGTCGCTGGTGATTTTTTTCAGCTTCGCCAGCTGCGCATACAAATTTTCCAGCCCGGCAAACTGCCCCTTTTTGTTCTGGAAATTCAGCTTTATCCCTGTACCAGCCAATACATCATTCGCGTCACCAATTTTTTTATTATTGAGCGTTGCCTGAAAAATCTTGCGGTAGGCGTTGCCCGCCGACTCGCCGGACATACTGGCCTGTTCGGCCATAACCAGCAGTGGCGCAAAGGTTTTCGCAGCAGTGAGCCCTTTCTGGTGAATGATGTCCATGGCGCTGCCGATTTTGGAGAATCCCTGCAGCATGTTTCCCGAATCCACGCCCGCATAAAATCCCTTCTGAATGATGTCGGTGAGCGCCATCATGTCCTTTTCGCTGGTCTGCGTGGCGTCCTGCAGCTTCGCCGCAAACTCCGCCGCGTCGGTCGGGGCCATCTGCAGCTGCACGCCGAGATAGGCCGTCGCCTCACCCAGCCCGCCCAGGATCGCCTGCGCGCTCATGCCCTGGCGGCGAAGCATGGTCATCATGTTCTGAAAGTCCGCCGTGGTGCCGGGCAGCTTGTCGCCCAGGCTCACTGCCAGCCTGTTGATTTTTTCATACTCCGGCAGCACCTTGGCGCCCGGCCCCATCATCGATGCAGCCAGCTGCGTCGCGGCGTTCTCCGAATCCGCATAGGCGCGCACCGGGGCCATCAGGGTCGCGCCGGTAGCAACGCCGGTTGCCACCATGCCCGCGCCGTTACCGGCCAGCTTATTGCGCGTCTCGGTCAGCTTTTCATGCCGCGCCTGGATGTCGCGAATCTTCTGCTGGCGCTCGCCGAGCTTGCGCAGCTCTGCCTGCTGGCGCTCGATGGCTCCGGTTGCCGCCTGCGCGTCCGTTTTAAGCCGGCGCTGCGCCTCGCTCAGCTGTTTTGTGTCAATGCCCGACGCGTTCAGCGCCTCACGCTGGCGCTGCACGGACAGGCGCAGGCCGTTGTAGGTCTGTTGCAGCTGGCTGGCGCGGTTCTTTGCCTGCTCAAGCAGCCTGGCCTGCTGCGCCGTGGGTCTGTTCGTTTCGGTAAACTGCACGGCAAGGCGCGCCGCTTCCTCGCAGGCGGCCTTCAGGTTGTTGGCTGTAACGGCAAGCTGTGAGCGGGTTTTGCGGAATCCGTCAATGCGGCCCGCCTGCTCGTTAAGGGATTTCAGGCCGTTTTTGCTGGCCTTCAGCGCAGCCGACAGCTCCTTAGAGCCGTCGCGCGCGCTGCGAAAGGGGCCCGTGATTTTATCAACCGCGCTTAATACCACCTGCAGCCGCAGGTTTGTGTCACTCATCGTCACCGGCTCCGCTACGCTGCATCGCTTTATGCCGCCACTCAAGCACGTCCGTCAGAGACTCCGCGTACATCACCGGCGGCGGCCAGTGAAAAACGGTAGCGATGTCCGCTACCAAATCTTCTACCGTCAGGCTGTCGGGAAAGCTGACAGCGCCGACTTCGGCAACAAAAAAGTGATCACCTCGACCGACAGGGACAGCAGATCGGCGGGGTCCATTTCGTTAATTTCCTGCACGGTCAGTGCCGGGTTCGTGACGCGCGGCAGCACGGCCATCATCGCGTTCACGTCCATGTCCATCAGCGCCTGCAGGCGGATGCCACGCAGCGCCCCGGCCTGCGGCTTGCGCACGGTCACGCTGGTAACTTCGGTTTTGCCGCGCAGAATGGGGGTGTCCAGCTCAACAGCCTTTTCGGTAGTTTTGTCGGTCATGATTATTTTCCGTTTATACGTTTCAGAGCGGCAGGGCTGCCCCTGCCGGGTTTATCAAAGGCCGAGCGCGTTACGGTGCGCTTCCATCAGGTCGGTGCCGCCCGCGATGTGGATCATGTTCACCAAATCCACTTCGTAGAGCACTTCGCCGTTAATGGTCAGCTTGGCGTAGCTGTTGGTTGCGGACACCTTGGTGGTGCTGGACTCGCCTTCCTTCCACTCGCCGGAATCCAGCTCTTTGTAGCGGCCGCGCGTGACCAGTTCTACCGCCTGCACTTCGCCGGTGTCGTCGCGCTGAATCGAGCCGGTAAAGCGCAGCTGCACGCCGTCCACGGTGGCGGTGCCCAGCTGCTTGAACAGCAGCGCCTCGGTGCCGCCTACAGTGAACTCCGTATCCAGCGCGCCGTCGTCCAGGCCCATGTCGATGTCCACGCCTCCGGCCATGCCGCCGCCGCGGTACTTCTCAAACTTGCGAGTAAGCTTTGGCAGGGTGATGGACTCAACCAGCCCCTGCCAGTTGTTGCCTGCGTTAAATACGTTCAGGTGCTTGAGCTTGCGGGGTAATGCCATGTTTCAGTCTCCTTATGCACTCACGCGGCTGCTGAAATCGACCAGGTACTGGTCGGTGATGCGCTGGCGCAGCAGCAGGTTTTCCAGCGGTGGCACCGGCGTGTAGTCGTAGTCGATGGTCAGCTTGCCCGCCTTCAGCGTGTCCTTGTCGTTCACGCTTTCATCCAGCCAGCAGTCCGCCCCGATGAGGTAGCCCTGATTAACCAGGCTGCGCAGCTTCGCGCGGATGCTCTCGATGATGTCGCGGGCCAGCGACGGGTTCAGCGGGCCGTCAACGGACCACATCTGCGCCTCGGCCATGGTGTCCATCAGCACCTGCGCGGTGCGGGTGTAACACTCAAACGGAAACAGCGCGTCGTCGCTCAGGCAGCGGGAACCCCAGAAGCGGAAGCCGTCTTTGCGGATCAGCGTGGTGACGTCGTTCTGGTTCAGCAGGCCCGCGTCCGTTGCCGGATCCTGCAGGTCCCAGAATACGTCTTTGGAAATGCCGGTGACGCCGTTCACCCCGACGTTTGAGAGGGACTTGTGCCAGCCGGTCTGCTCGTCGATTTTGGCGCGCAGTCCGAGCGCTCGGGCGGTGGCGTAGGCCGTCGCGTCCGCTTTCAGCACGGTGTCAAAATTGATGAAGTCAGGCCAGATAAGCATCCCTTCACGCTGGCTGAAGTTGGCGCGGTAGGCGATGGCCTCCTCTGCGCTTTTGCAGCCGTAGGCTGACAGGTAGGCAAAGCCGCGCAGGCTCTGCGCCACGCTCAGCAGCTCGGTCGCAACGGCCTGCGTGTCATGTCCCGGTACGCCAAGAATGCGCGGCTTGACGCCACAGACGGCCTGCGCGGCCAGCAGCGCCTTCATCCCGGTGCGCTGGCCGTCGGTCACGCCGCCGATGATGTTAGCGGTGGTTTCCGCCTCGGTTTCGCCCTGCGGCACGCGCACAACGACGGTAACGGGTTTGGACTGGTCGGCGATAGCATCCAGCGAGCGGGCCAGCGTGCCGGATTCTCCCGCTTTGCCGCTGGCGGTTAATACGTCGGTCAGCAGCACCGGGCGGTTAAGCGGAAAGGTGGCCGCGTCGGCGTCGTCGCCGGTACAGACAAGCCCCACAATCGCGGTGCTGACGGTGGTGATGCTTCGCGTGCCTTCGTTGATTTCCTCAACGCGCACGCCGTGATGATAATCCTGTGCCATAGGGCGGTTCTCCTGTAAAAGATGAACGCCATATTGAAATAATAAAGGCCTTAATTCATGATGTCTTAATTGTGTAAGGAATGGCACAAGGGCTGAGTAAAAAAGCCCTCGAAGTTCAATTTGCGTAATAAGGAATTAATGAGAAATGACGATGAACAATGGCTCCCAAGAAAGAAAAGCTGAAGATCTTAAAGAATTTAAGGTGATTGCAAATATAATTATGGTCTCGCTACTGCTTTCATTTTCATTGTTTTATATGAATGATGGCGAAGCTTTTAAAAAAAGAAATAAAGAGCTAATAATACTTCTTGAAACCGGATCGGCTACGTTTGCAATTATAGCGTTTACTCTCGACAGGTTTAAGTTGACAGAGAAGCTATGTATTCCTGTCAGATGGGCGTTGAATATGGCGACACTTGCCTTTTTCTTGATAACAGTACCTCATCTTTTTGTTTCCAGTATAAATGATGCTCCCCCAAATTCCACAGCGTCTTATTTAATCATTCTTCTATCCTTTCTTGTTTTATGTGCGATAATCTTTTACGCAATATCTTTATTTATAGAAAAGCCTGGTATTTTGGCTTTTTTTGGCTCGTTAGGTTTAACTGCCATTATCTTCTCAATTGTAATTTTTAGCGAAAGGCTCGGGGTGACGCAAAAAATAAGTGATGCAAGCCAGTGGGTACTTGAGGTGTTAGGGCTGAGCTTTTAATTATTTTAAAGAATTTTTGTCTTTTTGGAAAGTTGTTGCAAATGAAAATATAAAGCAGGCCATCCGGCCTGCTTTTACATAGATGGTTTTTCTGGCCAGTTTACCATTGGGGCATTTATAATATCTGTTGCCTGTAATCTCTGAATGTATTTCATCCATCTGAGTAGTATGGATTTGTCTTCGTCCGTAACGATGCCGAGCAGCAGCTGCGTCTGCCATGCTTGGGTAACGCTGTTCGCCTCGCTGATGAGCGCAGATTTCTGCCTGGCTGCGCTCTTTACATCGGCAGCCTGCTGCGCATCCGCATCAGTTACCCACTTTTCCTCGTCCCACTTATCCCAGGCTGTTGCAGGCGCAAGCGGCGTTGTATCTGCCGGATAGTCGCCCAACTCTGATATTACGATTGCCGAACCATCAGCAACGGAGTAGACCGTTTCGCCGCGATGGTCCGGCACGCTATGCCAGCTCCCGTCTCGGTACACGGCAACGCTGCCCGCCTGTGCGTCAGGCGGCGCAGTCAGGCAGGCATAAGCGGGCAGCCCGACGCCCTGTGGCAGAAACTCATCGCTGGAGCCGATAAATTCTCCGTTTTCCGCATCAAAATTATATATCTTCAGCGTGCCGGCCGATTTTGCCAGGCCATTTTTATCAAGCGTTACCTTAGCCATTATGCAGCCCTCACGATGTAGTTAAATGCCACGTTACGCGGGCGCGCTGAAATCCAGACATTACCGTCGCTACCGTATGCATTATTCATTGACGTGCCGTTAACGCCGTTATCTCTCTGAGTGGCTCCGTCAATGTTTGTGTTATTTGGTGCCCTGAATGAGCCGGAAGGCGGCGTCAGGGTTCGGGTTACAGAATCTGCGTTTGAGTACGGAATGCCGATACCGACACTAGTGCCCTCGTTTTCTCGGCCGAGAAAGTCCATCGTACCTGTGCGCAGATAAGTTGAATCCTGCGCACTCAGAATAGCGCGCGCTGCATCTGCGCCTCTCCCGTCATCCCAGCCCCTGATGAATTCTCCGCGCAGATCGGGCAGCTTAAGCGCCGGATAAGCCAGCGCCAGTTTGGGGTATAGCGTGCCGCTGAAACTGGCCCCGTTACTTTTCAGAAAGACCATGCCAGACATTGAGGTAAACAGTTCATTCGGCATTTTTGCGTGAGGCCAGGGGAACGGCGAACCGATAACGGGCGCGCCTTCGCCTAAACCAACGATTTAGGGATAGCGACAGATGATGAGGCCAGCAAGCTTATCGCCTGGAAGAAATACCGGGTCATGCTGATGCGGGTGAAAACGGAAGACGCTGAAAATATTGTATGGCCCGAACAGCCTGCATAAATTAAAGCCCGCAACGTTGCGGGCTTTACTATTACCGCTTCAGCGGCACAGGAAATCAATTGGCGTGCGCCGCCGGATATTGCGTAGGCGCTTTATTGTCCGTGGCATATTCCTGCAGGTGATCGGGATATGTCACAGATACAGATTCCCCGGAAAAATGAAACTCTTCTGCACCCCATATAATTGCCTGCCGTAAAAACGCCTCTACCTCTTCGGATACTTCAACAGCATCAGATGGAGCGTCCGTGCCCTGAAGAAAGAAACCAGCTGCGCCCGGACTAAAAAGCATGTTTTTCATATCAGTATCCTATTGATTCAAAATGAACGGTCGGCGCTTCACCGAGAACGGGCGTTGTGTACGCCACGGTAAATCGCGTTTTTGACACGTCGCTGCCCGTATCGGTATCACGATGAATAGCCAGCGACCTGCCAGCCATTGACCCCTGAACCGTATAGGCCGGACTGGCAAGCGTGGCATTCGTGGAAACCTGCGCATTCAGGTACTGCCTCGGAAAAGCGACGCGGTAATAGTGGGTGTAGTAATCAACGCCGCCGAGCGTCTGCGTATTGAAGTTGCCCACGGGTGCCAGCGTCGCTGTTCCAAACTGCCTGATCATGCCGTTGGGTAACGCATCCCAACCGTTTTGCCCGTTCCGGGAAAAGGTAAAGGCGGACATATCCGGCAGCTGCTTCTCACCTGTGCCGACACCGCGCTTTGCTGCATCTCCTAAACCAAGGTTTTTGAGAACCTCAGCAATCAGGCCTGCGTCCCTGATTTCTGCCAGCGCATTCGCTGTCTGCATGTACTGGTCATGCGGGTTTTCAGCCGCCAGATGATCCGCCATCAGCTTATCGGCGTACTGGCGGACCGTCAGGATACTGTCATCCACATATTTCCGCGTTGCCAGCACCACAGACGGATCAATCTTCAGGGTGATGGCGTCGGTGCTGTTAACAATCAGGATCATGCGCACGGTCTGCGTGCGGCCGCTGCCTTCCTGCAGCGCGGGCTTATAAGTTTCCGGCGTGTTGCAGACCGCAATCAGCGTCCCGTCTGCGTCAAACAGGCCCATCTCCCTGATCCAGAAACCGCCCTCATTCTCCGGGATCACCTGTTCGGCAATCACCTGGCTGGCGTTGGCCGGGTCAACGCTCAGCATATTGATGGCAGCCCGGCGCACCTCGTTTACCAGCTTTGTCTGGCTGGCGTTCGGCGTGGGCAGCGTGCCGCCGCCGTCGCCCACGGCCATCTGCGTGATGTTCAGCTTTGTGCCGAGCGCGGCGGCGTTGGCAATTTTGGCCGCGCCGAGGTTGGTCACGATTGCATAAAATTTTTGTGTCATTGTCCCACTTCTATCAGGTCGATAACGTGAACCGCCGCGCCCGCATACGTCGGGCCGCTGACGGAAAGAATTTCCGGGGTGTACGGGTAAATCGAGAGATCGTCACCGTCATAGCTCGCGGCGGCAATGCGCGTTTCACCGCTTACCTGCAGGTTGATGGACATGCCCAGCAGGTGACGGCTGCAGGGTTTAGCGTCACTGATGAGCCGCTCCAGCTCGTGATAGGTTTCTTCCGTAATGCCCTGGTCCTGCACGCCGATATCCAGACGAAACGTGCCGGGCGCTTCCCCGGTTTTCCACCACTCAATAACGCGGATCAGGAACCCGAATGGCTCCACCACGCGCCGGATAGCGCTGATGGTGCCCTTGTGCTGATGGATATAAAACGCATCGAGCACTACCTGCCGCTTGATGCTTTCCGCCCAGCCTTCGTCCCATCGGTCCACCGAAAACGCCCAAGCGAGATACGGCAGAAAGCTGACCGGGCAGGTTGCCGGGTTCCACAGGTCGCGCAGCGGCACGTTCAGACCGGTAATGCCGCTGCAGGCTTCCGCCAGGCGGCGCTCCAGCGCGGACGAGCCGGACGGCATCAGGCTGCTGTTGCTCATGTCAGCACCTCGTCAGCCGCCACCGAAATGTCCGTGCCGGTGCAGTTGCCCGCTGCCGTGCGGTCCAGGATGATGTCCGCCGCCGGTTCGATCATCTCCACCCAGTCCACGCCGGGCACGCGCAGCACCGCCCCGTAGGACTCGCGGCGCACGCTGCGGCCCAGCTTTTTCTGCTCGATGAGGTAAGCGGCCAGCTGCGCGTTTGCCGCCTCAAGACAGGGGCTGGCCGCCACGCCATCAAACAGGTGCAGCTTTGCCTTCACGCTGTAGTCTTGAATGGTCGCGCCCTGCACAGTCACGCGGTCCGCTACGGGCCGCACGCTTTCGGCGTTCAGTGCGGTGTTCACTGTAGCCAGCAAATCCGCCGGCGCTTCGCCGTTGCCTTCGCGGCTCAGGACGGTGATCAGCACGCTGGCCGGTGACGGACTGGTTGCCGATACGTCCTGGACGCGGCCGTCCGCGCTCTTTGCGTGAAACTCATAGGCCGCCGTCGGCCCGGCCACGCTCAGCCCCTCAAACGCCTCCGGCACGCGCACCCGCAGGGCATCGTCGGTTTCCATCACGGCATCGACCGGCGGCACCGCGTCAGGGTCAGCCGGGGTCACGGTCAGGCGCTGCACGTTATGGTTTGCGGCCAGCTGGTCCAGATCGCTGCCGAGCGCGTAGGCCACCATGACCGCCTGAGCCGCTTCGTTGATGCGCTGGCGCAGCAGGATTTCCCGGTAAGTGTTTTCCTGCAGCGTCTTCACTATCGGATCGGACTCCAGCGCCAGCACGCGGCGCACCGCCGCCTGCTCCTCCGCCGGGTAGAGCGCGATCAGCGCCTCTTTGCGCTCGGCCAGCATGGTTTCAAAGTCCGGCACCTCAATCACTTCAGGCGCGGGCAGCTGGGAAAGGTCAATTACTGCCACTGTTCACCCCCGTTGAAACAGACATGGCAACCGGCGAGCCATCATCCCGCTGGCAGGTCAGTTCAACCACTATTGAGCCGTCAAAGGCGCTGGTAATGTTGACGGTGTTCAGCCTGATGCGCGGCTCCCAGCGGCTGAGCGCGGTATACACCGCCGCCATCACCTGCAGGCGGATCACGTCGTTTTGTGGCTGGTCAATCAGCACCGACAGCAGCGAGCCGTATTCCCGGCGCTGCAGTCGGCTGCCTTCCGGCGTCATCAGGATGTCGCGCACGCTCTGGCGGATATGGTCGATGTCGGTGATCGCCTCGCCGGTGTCGCGGTTCATGCCGAGATACATCATTGCGGACCTCCTGACATATCGCTGCCGGACTTCACGCCGCCGTGCTGATGGGTATGCACCACGACGCCGTTTGAACTCATGCCGCCGCCGCCCTGCGTCACCGCGCCGTTCATCACGGTTTCGCTGTTGATCCGGGTCTGGTCAGCGTCCACGCCAAACTGCTCAGTGATGAGCTGAATCCCGTCTGCCGCCTCAATCCGCACACTTTTGATGTTCTTTATCAGCAGCTGGCCGGTTTCCGGCTCGTACTGAAACCAGCCGCCGTCCTGAAACACGGTTGTCGCGCCGTTTTCTGAGTAGTCCGGCGGCGGAAAGGCGTCGGAATAGATAGCAGGCAGCGCAAAGGCGGTTTCGAGATTGCCGCCCAGGCTCAGCAGCACAACCTGCTCGCCAACGGTCGGTTTCCACCATGTGCGGGTGCTGCCGGCGCGCGTGGTAAGCCAGTTAATCCAGTTGGTTTCGATATCGCCCGTTTTCACCCGGCACAGCCAGTTCACCGGGTCCACCTCGGACACGGTGCCGGTGCGGATCAGATTGGTGATAAGGCGCATGATTTCGATGATTTGTGTGTTCATCTGATAAAGATCAGACTTTTGTGACCGAAAATGAACCTTGAGACTGTGTATGGTTGATGGCACAATTTTTTTTGAAAAAATAAGGGGAGTCTTATGGAAAAAGAAATAACAAATTTGCAAGAAGTGGTCGAGGTTATGCCAACAGATAAATTGCATGATCATTTAATTGCGATGATAAATCAGGCTAGAATTGATAGCATTAATTCTAATGAAAATAATGTTGATGTGCTTCGCTTGTCCGGTACAAAGGAGAATATGTATTTTGACAGGCTGGTTTATTTTTATGAATTAACTAAAAAACTCCCTCTAAGTATCTATGACTGTGATAAAGAGTTAGAATCTATCCGTGCTCAATGGCAAGATTTGTGTCTAAAATTAAAAGAAAAGCTTGAAAAGTTAGACTCCACTGCTTCGGCTTTGGTAACTAATGTCTCTGGCATGCTCGAAGCATTAACAGATGGCAGGATATTAAGCTATCTAGAACAAGAACCTCTGACAATTTTTCTCAACGCATTGAAAAAGAATGAACCCGTAGACTGGCCAGATTTTGAAGAGGCACTTAAGAAGGCTGACTATAAGCCTTATGGCTTTGATAGACTGTATAGCAAGTTATATATACGGGCAGGTGAGTATGAAAAATATTGCAACTGCAGAGATGAAGCGTTAAAAATACTTACGTTATTTAAATCCAAGGAATTCGAAAGTAAGATCAGTGATTATAATGAATCGTGTAAGTTAAAAAAGGCTTTGGAAAAAAAATCTAGCGATATACGTATTATGAAAGTTGAATGGCGCAACTCTTTAAAAAAATGCTTTAATGTTAATTACGAATTAGATCAATTAAGGATTGAGTCTTTAATGATTATATGATTTTAGTGAGGCTGAAAAGCCTCACTTTTATTCCTGTCAGGCTATATTCTAATCACAATTCATATTTGAATGAGTGACTATCAAGCGCCGCAGTACTTCTTTGGTATGAGGATTGTCCATGTTTGCTAGAGCTTACCACCGATAACGAAATTGAATTAATGATAATAATATTTACTAATTATCATGTCTCAGCTTCAGTTAATTTTACCTACTAACTCATTGACTCAACCAACGCAGTAACGCCTCATAAACCGTCGTTTCAACTTCGCCATTCACGCCCAGCAGTGGGCGCTCCGCATATTTGACCATCTTGCCGCGCCGGTTTACCCGGTCGCGCAGGCCGTAGTGATGCACGCGGGCCAGCTTCTGCACGGCAGGCGCAAAGGCTATTTCGGCCTGATCGGCACTGGCCTGCGTCTTCAGGTACTTTGTGGTTTTGAGCTTCGCAAACATCTTGCGCCGGATCCGGCCTGGCTTCGTGCGGGCCGTGACACGGCGGGGTTCCCATGCGGTGCCGTCCGGGGCGCGCTGCGCCGTGATGTCCGCCTGCTGGATGCGGCGCACGTCGCGCGCGACCTCGCGCAGCATCCTTTTTCTGGCCGACGGTTCAAGCTGCCCCAGCAGCGCATCCAGCCAGGCGTCTACCTCATGCATTTCAGCCATGGCGCACCGTCCAGAATTCCTCCGGCACGTCCGGCTCTGGTACGGCCTCGACCGTCATTTTTCCGTCCACCTCACGCGCCAGCACCCGCTCGGTCAGCTTCAGGTTCATGCTGATGTCACAGCGGTCATTGCCAAGGATGTCGGCCTCAAAGGTGAAAAGCTTTTCCCGCTCGCCGGGGTTCTGCAGGGTGTCCGGCTGATTCTCCCGCAGCCAGAACATTACCGGGGCCATCAGCAGGTTCTGGTCGCCGGTAAAGTCGGTAATCACCACGTTCAGGGTGTAGCGGTATTCCCATGAGATCGACGCAGCGGACGTGGCGACCAGCGCGCCGTTATCCACGAACAGGTGCAGCCGGTCGGGATTGTCCGCCACGTAAGGCACTGCTTTATTCAGGGCGTTTCGCAAGGACTGCGGCTTGTTCATCGTCTTTTTCCTGACAGCTAATAATGGTATCGACCTTGTCCGCGCAAGCCGCCCAGGCGGCCTCGGTTTCATCCAGCAGGGCGCTCAGGTCGCCGTTACTTCGCGGCGCGGCCGGGTCCAGCTGGCAGCGAGTGATTTTGGGACAGCCACTCACGGTAAGATTCACCTCCGGCGAGGGCCGGTCGCTGGCGCAGCCGGACAACAGGATCAGGCAGAGGGGAATCAGCCCAGCGGCGCAGGTCTTCATTTTCACGTTTAAGCTCCTCAATAGTGCGTTGCCGGTCGCGCAGCAGCTTGCCGTTTTGCTCGGCGGCGGCATAAAGCTGCGTCTGCGCCAAGCTGTTCGTCTGCGTCAGAATGTTCAGGGCGATCAGCTGGCCGTTCTTTTGCGACAGCTTTTTGCCCTGATCCGCAATCGCCGCCTGCTGTGTGCTGATGGTGTGGTGCGCATTGCTGAGCCGCCATGACTGCACGCCGAGCGCGGCCAACATGAGAAGGGCAAGCGCTGCTGCCAGCAGCACCCGCCTCATGCGCCCGCGCCCCTGAGACACCACGCCATTTCACGCTGGCGGCGGTTCTCCAGCCCCTGACTGAATACGCCTTTTACGTACACCCATCGCGGCAGCTGTCCGCAGGCATCACGCCATCGCCCCTGTTTCAGCAGCGCTACCATGGTCGAGCCGCAGGCGTTGTCGGTGCCGACGTTGAACGCCAGCGACACCAGCGCGTCATAAACCTGCTGCGGCATTGATACCGCCACGCAGCGCGCCAGTGCCGCCTCGACGCGTAACACGTTGGTGATGAATTTGCCCGCCGCCTGCCGCTCGGTGATGGTTTTCCCCGGCACCACGCCACGCGTGTTGCCGATCCCGTCGGTCCAGACGCCGGCGCTGCACTGGTAGGGCTGCAGGCGGCAGCCCTCATAGTCCGCGATGAGCTTCAGCCCCTCCACGGAGGTGTGCAGCTGCTGAAAGCCGGGCAGCGTGGCGGCCAGCGCCAGCACCACGCCCACGGCGCAGCGCTTAACGGTCTGCAGATTCATATTCCTCCCGCGTGATGCGCCCGCTTGCCAGCAGCAGGTAGGTTTTGTGCTTGTAGTACCAGCTGATAAGCGCCATCAGCAGGCCGATGAAGACACCGGCCACGGTAGAAACGTCCTTCAGATCCATGCCACCCAGCCACGCCATCACTACCGCCACGCACCAGGTGATAAAGGTGCTGATTTTTTCCCACATCGTTCAGTCCCAAAGCTGGACGGCCTGCACGGTTGCCGTCGTCGTCACGTCCGGCAACTCCACTTCCAGCCCGTGCGGCAGGATGGGGCCATACTCAGACAGCCCCGGATTCGCCCGTATAACCTGCTCGGTCATGCCCTGCGTGCGCCCGTAGTGACGCCAGCAGATCGCGTCTACCGTGTCGTACTGCTGCGCACGCACTTTCATCAGATAAGCTCCACGGTGCTGTGCGGCAGGTTCTGCACGCGGCTGATGGCCCAGCGCGCATCCCGCCACAGGTCGCCGGTCGTGTCGGCCAGCTCCTCGCCGCGCTTCGCCGCAGCGGCGGTCGCGTCAAAGTCCTGATAGCGCTCGTTAAGCACTGCACGGGTCCAGCACCACACCGCGTTAAAGTAGTGATGCAGGCGCACGCTCTCACCGGCCAGCTTTTCCGCCGGCACGTCGGCCAGGGTGTTAAACCCGCGCAGCTCCTGCCGCTCGCGCCATGAATAAAGCTCGGTATTGACCTCCGCCATCGCGGTGAGCACCACCTGCTTTAAGCGCTCCGGCGTCACGGTGCCGTCTACGCGCATTGCGGCTCTGAACTTCGCCAGATCGACGTCCGGCCAGAACGAGTTGTTGGGGATAATTTCCGGCGTTCCCGTCGCCTTCTGCGGCGCTACAAATTCCATAGCCTTGATACTCCTGAAAAGGTTGGGCGGTGGACGGGGTTTTGATAAGGCTCAGCCTGTCGCCACCCCGTGCCGCCCCGCGCGTGGGCACGTCCGGTTATCAGCTGGCGTTGCGGATTTTCCGCTCCAGCTGCTCAATGTCTTTTTTCACGCCGCAGCGCTCGTCGAGCTGCAGCGCCTGCTTAAGATGATTCAGGGCCATCTGGGGCTGGCTGCCGGTGAGCACGTAGCCGATGGACTTGTGCAGGCGGGCGCGTGACTGGTCCGGCATATCCAGCCCGTCAGTTGCCTCCAGCGTCTGCATCAGCAGGGCAGGATCAAAGTCGCTTTCTGCCATCAGGGCATTTTTAGCGGCGTCGGCCATCTCTTCGGCCAGCAGGGTCTGCACGTTGCGGTTAAACCCCTGCGGCATAGACCAGCCGTGCTTAAGGGCATGGCGGCCAACGGTCAGCGCCCCGGCATAATCCCCGGCGTCAATGCGCCACAGCATCACGTACATCAGCACGTCATCCTGCTGCGCGCCGTCGGCGGCCAGCACGCCGTCTACCCAGGCGGCATATTTCGGCAGCACTTCTACCTTGATTTCGGCTTTTTTGACGTTGGACTGAATGCCCTTAAGGCGGCGGCGGTCTTCACCCAGCTGCATCAGCATCAGCTCGTAGCCGTTCGCGTGCCGGGCAGAGCCGCCCGTGCGGGCGGCCTGCTCAGCCTGAACGCGCAGGCGGTGCTGCCGTGCGGGACTCAGGCTCATGGTTTACGCTCCGGCACCGGCATCAGCGGGCGCGCTAAAGTCGCCGATGGTGATGTTTTCGATCAGCGCGGCGCAGCGGTAATCTTCCACCACGTACGCCTCGTTAACCGACTCGTAGTTTTCGATGCGGTCGCGCTTCGGATTGTCGATAACCGAGCGGCGGCGGGTGTCCTCCTGCCAGTAAATCGACAGGTTATCCAGGCGGGTAATCAGCAGGGCGTTAGCCGGGAAGTACGGCGCGCGCACGGCCTGCAGGCCGCCCATGCGTTTCTGGCTGATGATGAGATCGGCGGCCAGCTTTTCAGTGTTTGCCTGCTCGGTGTTGACGAGCGGGAAATACTTGTCAGACAGCAGCTCGCGCCCGCAGATAACCACCATTTCGTCATCGTCCTGGAAGATAGGATCGATAAGCTCATTAACCGCATCCATGACCAGCGCGTCCAGATTGATATATTCGCCGCCTTTGCCGACCTTCACCGATCCGGCGGTGGTTTCGCCGTCTTTGGTGGTGCTGCCCATCACGTTATCCGGGGCGTCTTCGCGCAGCTTCTGCAGCCAGCCTTTGTTGACGTCCTGCAGCAGCGGGTTCTCTGCGCGGTTAGAGGTTTTGGCGCGCTTCACGCCGTTGAAGCCGATCATGATGCGGTCCAGCGCCTGGCGCTTCACGATGGCGTCACGGATGCGGGTCTGGAAGTCCTGAAACTTCGCCCACATGTCCAGCTTCGCGTAGGTAATGGCCGTGTCGAAGTTGGTCTGCTCGCACTTGTACTCGGTGTCGGTCATCGCCGTTGGATCGGTCGGCTCGCGGTCCTTAGAGCTGGTATCAGTAGTGCCCGCGATGGTGCTGCCGACGCCGAGGCCCAGCAGCTGGCCGGACTGTTCGGATACGGCGATAACGTTAACCTGCGTCAGAAACGCGGTGCTCTGCTGGATGGTGTCCTCCAGCGTCTGCGCCACGGACGGCTCCACGCTGAACTTGCTGGAAAGCTCCGCAATCTCCACGGAATAGATGCGCGCCAGCTGGCTCAGGTAGGCGTTAAAGGCAAAACGGGTCTGTTTTTTCATGGGGTGTACTGCTCCTTAGCAGTTGGTCAGGTGAGCGGCCGGCGCATCGCCGCCCGGTGCGCGCTGGCGGTAGTCGGGGCGGCTGTCTGCGCGCTCCAGCTGCTCTTTGAGTTCGTTAAAGGCTTCCTTCTGCGCCGACAGATCATCCAGCTGCGACTGCAGGCTGCTTTCCAGCTGGCTCAGGCGCTCGGCCTGCTCGCCCAGCGTTCTGTCGGTGCGGGTGCCATAGTTCTGCTGCTCGCTGGCAATCAGCTCGACCGCCTGATGCACGTCGCTGAAACGGTCGTCATCGGTCTGCTTTTGTTTGGCAAACATCGCCTTGATGCGGGTAAACAGGGCGGGCTTTTCCTCCGGCACGTCTTCCAGCTCGATCACAGTTTCGGTGGCGGCGGTAAAGAGGTTGTCCGGGTGCTGCTTGCGGTTTGCCAGCGGGTTCTTTTCCGCCGACGCGCTGAACGCCAGCATTTCGGTGCCGAGGCTCGCCGGATCGTCCGTGGCAGCCAGGCCGACCAGGTAGGCTTTGCCGGTGTCGGCAAATTTGGTGCTGACCTCCATGGAGGTGAAAAGCTTCTGGCCCTTTTTGACCAGCTCGACGAGCGAATCCGTTGGCAGGATGTCGGCGTAGAGCGCCATTTTCCCGGCCAGCGGTCCGTCGGGAATTTCCTCCGCAACCAGCGCGCCTACCGAGCCGTAGCGGTTAAAAGTGCTGTCCGGGGCGTATGACTTGATGTGCTCCAGATTAATCAGCGCGGTGTAGACCTGCGGGTTGTACGCGGCGGCCATCTGCACGAGCCACTCGCGGGAAATTTCGCGCCCGTCCGTGGTGGCACCTTCCACCCCGATCCGAAAACGCTTTGCAGTTACTGTCATGAGCCAGGCTCCGTTGTGAAAAATCGCTTTGAGGCTTTATGTTTGCGGCGGGAGGGGTATCGAAACAACGCGGGGCCATTGTGCAGAAAACCACACAATGAGGGGCGGCGGAAAAGGGACCGCCGGGGCCGTATTTTGGGGCCATGACAACGACACTCGCCCCCGAAGACCTCGATCCCCGCAGGCAGGCCTTGCTCCTGTACTTTCAGGGATACCGTATCGCCCGCATTGCTGAAATGCTGGGAGAGAAACCCGCAACCGTTCACAGCTGGAAGAAGCGCGACAAGTGGAACGACTACGGCCCGCTTGACCAGATGCAGCTCACCACCGCCGCGCGCTATTGTCAGCTGGTCATGAAGGAGACGAAAGAAGGGAAGGACTACAAGGAAATTGACCTGCTGGCGCGCCAGTCCGAGCGTCACGCCCGCATCGGCAAGTTCAGCAACGGCGGGAACGAGGCGGACCTTAACCCGAAGGTGGCAAACCGAAACAGCGGCCCCCGCAAGCCACCGGAAAAAAACGTATTCAGCGACGAACAGATCGAGAAGCTGCAGGAGATTTTCCACGGCTCGATGTTCGGCTATCAGCGCCAGTGGTGGGATGCGGGCAACAAGTACCGCATCCGCAACGTGCTTAAATCCCGTCAGATCGGCGCGACGTTTTATTTTGCTCGCGAGGCGCTGATCGATGCCCTGACCACCGGGCGCAACCAGATTTTTCTCTCAGCCAGCAAGGCGCAGGCGCACGTCTTCAAGCAGTACATCATGGAGTTCGCCAAAGAGGTGGATGTAGAGCTGAAAGGCGACCCGATGACGCTCAGCAACGGCGCATGCCTGTACTTTCTCGGCACCAACGCCCGCACCGCGCAGAGCTATCACGGCAATCTGTACCTGGATGAATATTTCTGGATCCCGAAGTTTCAGGAGCTGCGCAAGGTGGCGTCCGGCATGGCCCTGCACAAGAAATGGCGGCAGACCTACTTTTCCACCCCGTCCAGCCTGACGCACAGCGCCTATCCGTTCTGGTCAGGCGCGCTCTTTAACCGCGGGCGCGCTAAGGCGGACCGCGTGGACATCGACCTGACACACGGCAGCCTGTCGCCGGGCCGCTTCTGTGATGACGGCCAGTTCCGCCAGATTGTCACGGTTGAGGACGCCGTGCGCGGCGGCTGTAACCTGTTCGACCTCGATCAGCTGCGCCTGGAGTACAGCCCGCCGGAATATCAGAACCTGCTGATGTGCGAATTCGTGGACGATCTGGCGTCCGTGTTCCCGCTGCAGCTGCTGCAGAAGTGCATGGTGGACAGCTGGGAAGTCTGGAACGACTTCGAGGCGCTGGCGCTGCGCCCGTTCGGCTGGCGCGAGGTCTGGATCGGTTATGACCCGGCGAAGGGCACGCAGAACGGCGACAGCGCCGGGTGCGTGGTTATCGCGCCGCCCGCCGTGCCGGGCGGCAAGTTCCGCATTTTGGAGCGCCACCAATGGCGCGGCATGGACTTCCGCGCGCAGGCCGAGTCCATCAAAAAGCTGACCCAGCAATATAACGTCACCTATATCGGGATCGACTCCACCGGCGTCGGCCTCGGCGTCTATGAAAACGTGAAGATGTTTTTCCCGGCTGTGAAAGAATTTGTCTACAACCCGAACGTGAAAAACGCCCTGGTGCTGAAGGCGTACGACATCATCAGCAGCGGCCGTCTGGAGTTCGACGCCGGGCACCTCGACATCGCGCAGTCATTCATGGCCATCCGCCGCGCCACCACGGCCAGCGGCAACCGCCCGACCTACGAAGCCAGCCGCAGCGAAGAGGCAAGCCACGCCGATCTCGCCTGGGCGACGATGCACGCGCTGGCAAACGAACCGCTGCAGGGCGAAGCCGCCCACAGCCGCAACATTATGGAGATTTACTGATGAGCAAACGCAGGAACCGCACGCGCACCCAGCCCGTGCAGCAGCAGATGACCGGCGGCGCGGCGGCAGAGGCTTTTACCTTCGGCGACCCGGTGCCGGTACTGGACCGCCGCGAGCTGCTCGACTACGTGGAGTGCGTCATCAACGATAGCTGGTATGAACCGCCGGTGAGTTTTGACGGGCTGGCGCGCACGTTTCGCGCGGCCGTGCATCACAGCTCGCCGCTCAACGTGAAGCGCAACATCCTGACCAGCTCGTTTATCCCGCATAAGCTGCTGAGTCAGCAGGCCTTCAGCCGGTTTGTGCAGGACTACCTGGTATTCGGCAATACGTATCTGGAGAAACGTACCAACCGCCTCGGCGGGGTGATTGGGCTGGAGCCTGCCCTGGCGAAGTTTACGCGGCGCGGTATCGATCTCGATACCTACTGGTTTGTGCAGTACGGCCTGAGCACGCAGCCTTATCAGTTCACGCCGGGCAACGTCTTCCACCTGATGGAGCCGGATCTGAATCAGGAAGTTTACGGCCTGCCGGAATATCTTTCTGCCATCCCGTCTACGCTGCTGAACGAGTCGGCGACGCTGTTCCGCCGTAAGTATTATCTCAACGGCAGCCACGCGGGTTACATCATGTACGTTACTGACCCCGCGCAGAATCAGGAGGATGTGGACGCCATGCGCAAAGCCATGAAAAGCACGAAGGGCCCTGGCAACTTCCGCAACCTGTTCATGTACTCGCCGAGCGGTAAAAAGGACGGTATCCAGATCATCCCGCTGTCAGAGGTAGCGGCAAAGGATGAGTTTCTGAACATCAAGAACGTGAGCCGGGATGACATGCTGGCCGCGCACCGGGTGCCGCCGCAAATGATGGGCATTATCCCGAACAACACCGGCGGGTTCGGTGACGTGGAGAAGGCCAGCCGTGTGTTCGTTCGCAATGAACTTATTCCACTTCAGAAGCGGTTTGAAGAGTTAAATTTTTGGCTAGGTGAGGATGTTATCCGTTTTGAACCTTACAACTTAGGTATTTAATTGCCCGGAAAGATAAAGAGGAACACCTCTTTATCTTATCCAATCTGAATATTCTATATGTTCAATTTCTTTAATAGCTGTAATGGCTATTGCTAATCCCACACTTGTTAACGTTATACCACCTAATCTAGATGTGTTAATTTTTTCAAGGAAGTTATGAATGGATGGTGCGACTGTCTTTACTTTTGTTTGAGCATCGACTTTGTTGGCTGCGCCAAAATTATTATACTTGCCAAGATAAACATCAAATGCATCAACGCCCATAAAATCATTGTAGTTACAAGCGCCAGTGTAGCTTATATGATTTAGGTTTGTGTTAGATAGGTTGAAATCTAAACCAAACCTTTTTTCAAATTTATCATGAAAGTTGGAAAGCAAATAAATCACCTCGCCTAAGAAGGAGGATATTTGCATGTCTTTCAAGATAAACACTCCACATATCATAGCTATTTGCTGCTTAGTAAGCTTCGGTATAACCCCGATAGCCTCTGTGATTACAATGTCTTTCAAATCTGTATCTTCACTAGAGACTTTTTCTACAATTAGTTTAGACAATAATTCTGGATGTGACCTTTCCCCTTTGCGAGAAGCGGAAATTAAAGCATCATTTAGTAAGGCTTGAACGTCAGGGTCTTTAAATTTATTTATAATAATACGCTTTGAATTTTTATGCAGATCTGAAATTACTTTGGCTTGAAATTCATTGCCATTTATTATGGCTTGCTGCCTAGCGACCTCTTGTATTTTTGGAAACTGATTCTCGAACAATAATTCAAATATGACTTTTACGTCCTGTGCCGACAAACCATTAGTTATGGTTACGTCACCCTGAGCTTGAATTGCTGTTGAGCCACTAGAAACTTCTTGGCTCGCGCCTGCATTAAATAAGCTCATATCTAATCCTTACGGTTTTCTTTTGAGTTGATGTTCACATTCCCCCCAGCCTGAATTCCTGTAGATCCCCCAGTAACTTTTTGTTGAAAAGAGGATGATTGGGTCTTGTCAGCAATAAACAAACCGACAAGAGTAACTAATGCAGCTAAAAGGGCGGTGCCGGAATCAAAACCGGGCTTTATAAACAACCAAAAAGCGCAAGCAATAGTTAATAACAAAGCGATAGTTTTGGTTAAAAATCTCATGTAGCACCCCTCGGATTTATCCTAATTTATAACCTCAATAACGAGTAAAGATCAACAAGCAAATCTCATAGCGCGCGCTCGTACCCCCGCCACGCCTGCTCGCTTTATGCAGCGGTTTTCATGCACCTGCATGACATAAACAAAAGCCCGCCAATACTGGCGGGCCTGAGCATCAGAGATCCTTTTGGGATCATGCGATTTCATGCAGCAAGTCATGCACTCACGGCTCGTAGTTCTGTTAGGCCTTTCATCACTCAGCCTGATTCATTGAAAGGCTGTATTCATGATTGCGTAGACGAGCCATTAACTCATCTGTGAGTTCGGAAACCCACTCAATTGCCATACGTTTTTCTTGCTCACTACAATCGCTGACAGCAACAAGTTTTAAAAAGAAATCAATACGCTGAAGCTTCACCGACTCCAATAGATAGTCCTGCATGTTCCCTCCTCTGCTTACAACTACTGTTTATACATACAGTATAGAAAATCCGATCGGAATTGAAACTATTTTTTATGTATCAATGGGATTGATCTGAACCTTGCCAGATCAGAATGGTTCTTCCTGCAATCTGCCTTTCCCGTAGAAAAGCCGCATTTTCGCCCCTGCATTGAGGCTACAGCCCTTAAGCAACAGCCCAATTTCATACTCATCACCGTTAAATCCCCTGGCTTTTAGTTCCAGCTCTAACCGTCGGCGCTCTGGCCCCGTACAGTTATTGACAGAACTCCGAGAGGACGCGGACGCGTCCTTAAATTCAAAACCCAAATCAACGGCACGTTTCGGCACAATCTTCCACTGCGCCAGACGGGTGAGGATCGGGGTGTCTTCACCAACTTCCGTTGCGTAAACGCCCTTGATGCGCACGGTTTCCTCGCCGTACTCGTTCACGTCTTCGCTGGCCTGATACCAGGTGCGCACGGCCAGCTCGTCGCGGCGCACGAACGGGCCGCCCTGTGCATTAACGTATCCTGCCCAGTCTCCCGCGTCGGCAGCGTCATGCGCGGCCGCAAACTCAACGCTGAGGCCGTGGGCTGTTTCGCTGTCTGCCATGCGGCGCAGCTCGCGGTAAACCGTCACCGGCGCGCCGCCCACAAACTGGAATTGCCGGATGTGCCAGCGGGCCGCCCAGGCTGAAACAGCCGAGGCGGTTTCCTTCAGGTCTTTGCCGCTTTCGTCGTCCGTCTCGCCGTCCAGCGCGTAGCCGTCAATATTTTTGGAAATGTACTTAGCGACGTAGCCCGTCGCGCTGCCCTTCTTCGGGTCGATAGCCTCCGCGTGAAAGCGGGCCTTGCGTGCCTTGTCGGTCGTCAGCTCGCTGCTGTCTTCCTGCCAGGCGTAGTCGCGCATAATCTCGCGCACGCGCTCAACCTGTTCGGGGCGCATAAACATCAGCATGTGCCAGTGCGGGGTCGCGTCGTGATGAGGCTCGGCAACGCGGATCCCGAAGATGCGGATTTCCTCGCGGTGCAGCTTGGCGCGAATTTTTTGCCAGACGCCGCAGAGGTAGCGCTGGGTGTCGGCCGGGCTGGCGCCGTTCCATTTGCGGTTACGATGACCGGTTTTGATTGTGGCGTGATAGCGCGCCGGGGCGGTCAGCGTGTAGAAATCGCCGATAAAGCCCATCTCGTTGCAGATGTTTTCGAAGCCGCGAATGCGGGTCATCAGCTCGCAGCGGCGGATCGCCGGGTTGGCCACGCTGCCGTCGTACTTTTCGATCAGGCTGATGCGGTTGCCTTCCTCGTCTTCCAGCTCCATGCCCTTCAGAAACTCACGGGTGCGGCGCTTCTGCTCGCGCCACTCTGAGACGGTCATGCTGCTGGCGTAGGGGGTATGCTTTTTGCTGACGTTAGCCAGGGCAATCTGCAGGTGTTCACGCCATGACGCGGCGACGCGGCGCAGGCGGCCCTTCCACCATTTTTCGGTCTGCATGCGCATGATCGCCGGGGTCACTTCCTCCGGGTCGAACAGGCGGGACGTGACCTTTTCCCACAGCGGCGGGGTCTGGCTCAGCTCGCGAGTGATAGTGGCGGCGGTCATGTAAACGCTGTGCGTGTATTTATAATCCGACTCGTCGCTGGCCTGCGCGTGCGCCTGCACCAGCTCGGCGAGGATGAAATTAGACACATCGCCGGCCAGCAGATCGACATCGGCGCGCGCCATGTCGGGCAGGCGGTTAAAGCGGCGCATAAGTTCGAATAGCTGGCCGCCAGCTACTGCTGTATTGCTCTGGTCAGTTGCGTTTTCGCCAAGCAGATTTAGTGTGCTCCCCTTCATTACTCCGAGGCGGTACTGCTCACTGACGCATTCAACGCGTGGCAATGTGCGCTCAACAAAGGTTTTTGCTAAGTACGCATTGGCACGGGCAATGCCCTGGGTCTTTTCAAGCTCGCTGATGCGGCGCTTAACGTCGAGCTGGATCAGCGTCGGCTGCTTTTCCAGTAATTCCTGCGCACGCGCTAAAGCCGCAATCATCTGACTGCGGCTGTGCATTTCCTCATAGGTGGGATACGGGCTGGCGATAGCTTCCCGTGGAGCATTCCACGGGTATGCATATTCATTCGTAACGGACATTATCGGGAATACCGCTCAGCAATATCCTGACAGTCGACGCAGCGGGTCACGCCACGCACGACGCGGCGGCGCTGTTCCGGGATCGGGGCGTCGCAGTCTTCGCAGAATGAAGCCGACACGCTGACCGGGCGGTTAACCACGCTGGCGATGTTGCGCGCCAGCAACTCTTCGGCGCGTGCCTGCGCCATGTCCATTGAGTCGGCCATTAGTGCAGCTCCTGCGATTCGTTCTGATAACGCTCTGCCTCGCGACGGATCAGGTCGGCAGCTTCGATGCCGGAAAGCCCTCGCTGATGTACGTGCACGGCCAGCTCAACAAGGCGTTCAGACACAGCCAGCGCGCGATCTTTGCGCTCTTCAATGCGCGCCTTAGTGATGACTGCGGCCAGCGCCTCGGTATCAGCATCAAAATTAAATTTCTCGATATTTTGCATTTCACTTTCTCCAGAACTTGGGCAAAAGAATGCCCGGCGGGTGTACGCCATTTATTTACTTCGGGTTACTTAATTAGGCAGAGCCATTCGCTTCGGAAATAAACTCACGACTGCTTTTAGATGATTCATTGCACGAATAAGCGCCGCTCTTTCATCAGTAGTCAGTTCACTAAATTCAGCGTCGTGCCTGTCTTTACCGATGTTTGCCAGGAAGAGAATCGCGCTCAGTGCGCGCTTGTTGTCCTGATAATTACTGTCTGTCACATCGCGCATTTCAGAGAAGAAGCGAGCCATGTCTTTTTCACAGTTGCCGCCCATCAGTTGCGCGCGGATTAAGGCAACGTGGTTCAGCGCCGAAACCCTCTGGCCCGCAGTAAGCTCGACCAGCATTGAATCGCCCTCGATAGCCATGCTTTACCTCTTTGCTCTTTTACCTGTACCTGCTGGCTCAGTACCGGATGCCAGCGCTTACCGCTCTCGCCCATAATCCAGCCATGCCCGTATGACATCGACGGACTCTGACGCCTGAGGCGTGCAGCAAATGAAATCATCGTGCGCCCTCAGCTGATGCCAATCGAAGCACCCAGCCCGCTGATAGCGTCAACGGTTGAGGCTAAAGTAGGGTTAGAGTGAACGCGGTTCTGCACGGCCAGCGCGGCCAGCATCATGCAGCGGATCCCGGTATTGGCAGCTTCCAGAATGCCGCGACGGCAGGTTGCCGTAATACGCTCTGGGTTCGCGGCGTTAGCGGCCATATGCCCGACTTCGGCGGTCGCCTTCAGCACGTACGTCGGAAACTTCTCTTTTGCCAGCTCGTTAACCGGCACGCACGGCAGACACTGCAGCTGCGCCAGCATGCCGTCCATCAGCGTGGCGTCTTCGGTCAGATCGGTAAGCAACAGCACTTCTGGAACGGTCAGCTGATGCACCTGCTCCGGGTTCAGCTTGTTGCGCAGGGTCTGAACTTTCATACCCGCCCGCTGCGCCAGCTCTGTCATGTTGTGCGTAAGCGCAAACTTGCGGCAGGCGTCGTCGTAGTCGGTATGTGTGGAAACACGAAAATCAAACATGATTATTCCCTGTCGTTATCCCAATATGGATACATCAACCCTGCATTGTGATTTCGCAGCCAGCTGCTGCTTCGATAGTTAGAGCAACCATATTGATTTCGATCAGTCCGTTTACGCCCTCTTTCTTCCGGATGGGTAAACGATTTTCGCGGTACATCTGGCGCACGGTGCCTTCCTTGTAACCAGTGCGACGACAAAACTCTTCGACAGTAATGTACGGTTCTGAGATCACGAGGTTGATTGAAGGGCGCATTGAAAGTTTACGGGTCATGATGCACTATCCTCTGTTGAGTTCTAGCCAACTCTATTCATCACTATTAAACACGTCTTGGTACGACGAGTGAATATTAGGATCACAAATTGGAAAGGTCAACGAAAGATTTTACGAGTCGTAAAGCACCAACTTTACCGGAGGGTGGTAAAGATCCCATTGAACGCATCGTCCAGGCATATGGCTTTTCATCCCGACAGGCGCTGTGCCGCCATTTGAATGTTTCTCAAAGCACTATGGCTAACCGCATAATGCGCGGGAACTTTCCGGCTGACTGGGTGCTCATCTGCTCTATGGAAACGGGTACTTCGCTTGAGTGGCTGACGTACGGCCGTGGTGATTCAAACATCACAAAAAAAGATGAGAAACCCAACAAGATCGAACTCAAGAAAATCACAAATGGGAACTTTTCATCCTCTGCTTGGGTTGAATATGACACTCAGCTCTTGCCAGGCGATGTTGAGGCTCCTCTGTTAGTACATTTCGAGAAACAGAATTACCTGGTTGATATGACTGCTGCAGAGATCACCGATGGACTATGGCTCATCGAGATTGATAAGCTCATAAGCGTTAAAGAGCTTTACCGCTTTCCTGGCGGGCGTGTTCGCGTTGAGAATGGAAAAGCCTCATTCGAGTGCAAAGCGGATGACATCAAGGTTTTGGGCAAAGTCCTTGCCCGGACTGAGTATCTTTAAAGGCAAAGCATGGCGATTAGCAAATTACCCAACGGAAAATGGCAAGCTCAGGTATTCCCGAACGGCCGAGACGGCAAGAGGATTCGCCGCCAGTTTGCTACGAAGGGCGAAGCACAGTCCTATGAGAAGTTCGTAAAAGAACAGGCTCAAGATAAGCCCTGGCTGGGAGAGAAAGCAGATAAGCGGCGGGTAATTGAGCTGGTTGAATTGTGGTTCAACACGCATGGCATTACGTTGGCGGATGGTGAGAAGCGGCGAACCACTATGGCGTTCGCCTGCGAGGCGATGGGAAACCCACTCGCAACCGAGTTTAACGCGAAAATTTTTGCGTCTTATCGCGAGCAGCGGTTAAACGGAAAGATCACCCGCTCCACTCGAGTGAAGACAGTTACGCCTCGCACGGTCAATTTAGAATTGGCGTATTTCAGGGCAATGTTCAACGAGCTGCACCGGTTAGATGAATGGACCGCACCGAACCCTTTAGAAAACGTGCGAGAGTTTAAAATCAGTGAATCGGAGATGGCGTATCTCACCACTGAGGAAATTAGAACTCTTCTCGTCGAATGTGAGAACAGCCGCTCCAAAGACCTAACGACCATAGTGAAAATCTGCCTAGCAACTGGCGCACGATGGAGTGAAGCCGAAGGCTTGAAGGGCAACCAAATCCGCGCCGGGCAAATCATCTATGTGAAAACTAAAGGCAAGAAAAACCGAGCGGTGCCGATAACTGAGAAATTACAGGCAGAGTTGCCATCGAGCAGAAAAGCGCAGGTGCTATTTAAACCATGCTATTCAGCTTTTAGAAAGGCTATGCAGCGCGCTGGTATCGAAACACCGCCTGGGCAGCTGACGCACGTTTTACGTCACACCTTCGCATCTCATTTCATGATGAACGGCGGCAATATCCTAGTGCTCCAGAGTATATTAGGACATACGGATATAAAAATGACGATGCGATATTCTCATTTTTCACCTGAACATTTAGAAGATGCTATCAAGTACAATCCATTAGATTACTCAGGAAAATGATATGTACGAAAAACCAAAAGTTTATATAAAATCCATTGAATTCTCTGGCGGTCAAAAGCTTGATCTGAACGAAAAAGATAAAATATTAATAGTCGGCCCTAACAATAGCGGTAAATCTCAGACCTTGCGTGATTTAATCGCAACTGTTTCCGGAAAGGCACAAGATAACATTGTTATACATGATGTAGAATTAGAAAAAATCGGAACACCTGATGATTTAATCAACTACATTAAAAACAATGGTGAATCTGAAGATAACTTTCACGTCATTGGTCAATCAAGAATTCATAATAGCCACTTTATATATTGGGATTCAAACTATAAATTAAATGATCTTTCAACACTATTTATTAAAAATATCACCGCTAAAGACCGATTGACAATATGCGACCAACAACAAAGCATTACTAGAAAACAGCAAAAGTCTAAACCACAGCATATTCTCTATGATAACAGTGAATTAATGGAAAGAGTTAGCAATATATTTAAAAAAGCTTTTAACAAAGGCCTTGCTTTTGATTATAGGGGAGGAAGCGTATTACCAATTCATATAGTTGACCCTGAAGGTATTCAAGGCGTAGTTGACCGCGTTAGTGATGAGTATGTCAACAAGCTTAGAAATTATCCTCTGCTCGATAAGCAGGGCGATGGAGTAAAAAGTTATGCAGGAATACTATTCGAAACAATTGCATATGATTACAGTACTGTTTTAATTGATGAACCAGAAGCATTCTTACACCCTCCACAAATGAGAAAACTTGGACAAGCATTAGCAGAAGAAGTCGATAGTCAGCTAATCGTAGCAACTCACAGCAGTGATATAATGAGAGGTTTTTTAGAGGGAACCAAAGGAAACTTAAGAATTATAAGAATACAGAGAGACGAAGATAAAAGTACTTTACATGAAGTCGATCAGCCTGCCATTAAATCTTTATGGTCTCAACCAAACTTAAAATATTCCAACGCACTTGACAGTATTTTTCATGAGCAAGTTATAATTTGTGAAGATGATAGTGATTGCAGATTGATAAATTACACAGCAGATTATATCATTGAGAATGAAAACATCATTTTCCCTGACACATCTTTTGTACCTTCTGGTGGCAAACATGCTATTGCAGGAATAGCAGAAATTCTAAGATTAGCAGGAGTGCCCGTTAAAGCCATATATGATTTTGACCTTATATCCGAAAGAGCCACTTTTACAAAAGCTCTTGATGCTTTTGGTTGCAATCATTCAAAAAAAATTGAAACTATCAAACTTTGGGAGATGATTAATTCAGAAGTAACACAAAGAATACAAACAAAATCGGCGCAAGAATTTAAGTCTTATTTGATAAATATTATAACCAATACAGAGGCAGAAAAAATATCCAAGAGTCAAGTTGAAGAATTATTTAAACAAAGAAAACCTTGGAGCGAAGTAAAAAGACATGGTGTTAATGGATTACCTTCTGGCGACATAAGGAACAAGTTCAGAGAATTGAATAATAACTTAAAGGAAATTGGAATATTCCTTGTTCCTTTAGGTGAGATTGAAAATTTTAGCCCAGAAACCGGCTCGCATGGACCCAAGTTTGTAAATAAGTTTTTACAGGAACGGGATCTTTCCGATCCTGAACTTACTTCTTTAAAAGATTTTGTAAAAGACGTTTATCTAAAAAAAATAAACTCTGATTATGTACAGGATGGTTTTTAACATCTACTTAATGAGTTCCTTGCTTAAGATACAAGATAAGTGCTCTTTTTTGGCAGCAAAGTGGCAGCAGAGCGCAACACTATGTGCCACTTTTCATCGCTACTCGGTCTAGAGAAAACATAAAAATCAGTAAGTTACTGGTTTTTCTAGTTTAGAAATGGGACTCATAATCGCTTGGTCGCTGGTTCAAACCCAGCAGGGGCCACCAAATTAAGCTGTTAAATCAGCGTATCAGAGCCACCTTTGAGGTGGTTTTTTTGTTTCTGACTGTGGATGTGGCGATAAAGTGGCGGCGCTGTTTAAGCTGGTATCAAGCAAAGCGCCAGTCTGAGGTCGGATTTGGGTTCGCAAAATAAATCCTGAATGTCACCCAGCTATTTATTTTGCTGCTGAAATAATACGCTCAGTAAGAACTCTACCAGGATAGATTGCAATACCGGGTGAAGTTAATGTCTTCAGGATTGCTAGCAAACTTTATGGTGAACCTTCAGACGCTTAGATTGTGTTTTTTCAGACACCAGCTTTAGCCGGTTGCGCGTGTCGGATTACGCCTGATCGTAATCCCGGCTTCAGCCTCAAGGAGCAGGCTTTCTGCTCCAGAAACCGAATCACTGGCCTTTCAGCTGCGCACCTCAAATTAGATCTGGCAATATCAAATGAACCAGCTTGAGTGTGTTGATTTCAACCGTCTGGCGGCGTCAATACAGTCAATAACATTGACTGTTTCAGGCGGGGCAATGACCACAGGGAAAAGGCTTGCTGACGGAAACTCACCCCTGAAACATGCTCTGCCAGCAATAACGAACGATGACTGACTCTCTGCAGACGGGTTTATCCAATCAGTAACAGACAAGAGAATTTGTCATCGCTGTTAATTATATCAATCGCAGTGTCCATGCGATCATTAATTTTTTCATCGTGCATCGTATAAGCTGAAAGGCTCGCGAGGGTTTTCATCACGGCCTTCTGATCGATATCTTCCTGCATCGATTTTACGCTAAGTACGGTTTTCATATAGAAAAAATCCAGAACAATGCGATACAACTGGTGCATGATGGTTGCCATACTGTTAGCGGGAAAATAAGTGCTATAAAGTTTATACAGCAGGTAGTTTCGTAATACATAGGGCTCTGACAGACATGATTCCCTGCATAACATTTGCCACTGCTGGTTGATTTTTTCGAATTTGGCATCAAGTATACTGGGATCATTTTGGTTTGCGTATCCCAAATATTCCATAACGGCTTGATGTTCATTAATAATGAAACTGTCTCGTGCAGATTTTTTAGCTAAGAATTTTCCCATTGCGGATAGCGCCAGATACCGTATTGCGTTTGTACGGGTCAGATTGCCTGGTCCCAGTAAAGATATACCGCCTTGTAACTCTGCCAGCAATGCTTCATAGACGTTTTCGACATCGATTAAATGATTCTGCAAATCGAAGTTGATACTTTGCAGATATAAAATAAATTGTGTCAGCGCCATTAAATTGTCTTCAATTTTAACAGCAGGCGACTTTATTAAATTCCAGGCAAAAAGATGGACCACTTTTTCGGCCTGCGTGACCGATGGGCGTTGTTCAACAAGGTGAGTTTCATACTCTGTCAGTTGTCTTTCCTCCTGCTGTACCACCATCGCATCCGGATCAAAAAGTACAAGCCGAACGACTTCCGGGCATGAGAGCGACATAATATGGCGAGTCTGGTCATCAAAACATTTTCTAAGCCGTGGGTAAGAACTGCAGGTATACGATAGCGCACTCTCGCCTAGATCCTGGTGTACCATACACAGCTTATTTTCATTAAGGAACGGACACTCCCCTTTTTCATTCATCTTAATAATTGAGTAATCATCCGCCCCTTTATTCCTGAGAATAAGGTTTTCCTTCGCTATCTTTGAAATTTCGGAATGTGAAGATGAGATATATTTTTGATGCGTTTTTTCATCAATAATTACGGCCCAACCCCTACAGCACAATATTAAGCACTCTGGCCCTACACACTGAAACCTGTTGAAGAAAGCGGGTATGATGATTTTATGAAGTTGCAT